CGAAACTGAAACGACCGAAACTATTCAGGAACAAAAGACTTTTACGCAAGACGAGTTAGACCGCATAGTTGCTGATCGCATAGCGCGAGAACGCAAGAAAGCGGAAAAGAAACTCGAAGGGATAGACCTCGAAGAAGCACGCAAAATCATGCAAGAGCGTGAGCAAGCGGATCTGGAACGCCAAAAGGAACGCGGCGAGTTCGAGAATATCCTGAAGCAGACCGTCGAAAAGAAAGATATGGAGATAACAGCGTACAAACAAAAGTTGCAAGAGACATTGGTCGATGGATCATTACTCAACGCAGCCAGCAAGCATGACGCAGTGTCACCAGATCAGGTATCGCAGTTGCTCAAAGGGCAAGTACGACTCGCTGAAGATGGCGGGGTTGAAGTGCTAGATCCGCAAGGCACACCGCGATATAACGATAGCGGCAATATGCTTACAGTAGATGAGCTTGTTGCTGACTTTTTAACAGCTAATCCGCACTTTGTCCGCGCTTCAAGCGGTGGGACGGGGAGCATAGGGAATGCTGGCGGCTTGACTCCGAAGCCTGTTTCGGTGGCTGATATGGTCGATAATTGGAACTCTGGCGGTAGGGAAGCCTACGCTGCCATGAAGAAAGCCAAATAGACCCAATTAACCTAAACAATTTGGAGAACTACCAATGGCTGCTACAACTAGTACAACTTTAGACGATTTATTCGTCAACATTATCGCTCAGGCACGATTTACTGCTGAAGAGCAATCCTTAATGATGGGTCTAGTAACCCGTTATGATATCGGCGCTGATGCTGGTAAAACCATTCAGGTTCCTAAGTATCCTGCGATTACGGCTGCTGATTTAACCGAAGGCACTGACATGTCATCAACGACTGTTAGCACCAGCGCGGTAACGATCAGTGTGCAGGAAGTAGGTGCTCAGGTTGTTTTGACCGACGTTGCTGCAATGGGTGCTGGTAATCCAGCAGAAGAATTAGGAACTGTCCTTGGTAACTCAATCGCTACCAAGATGGACAAAGACTTAATCGCTTTGTTCGATGGTTTTTCTAGCTCTCTGGGTGCTGCCGCACAAGAAATTACAGTTGCTGACCTTTTCAAAGCTGCTGCTACTTTGCGTGCTAATAAGATCACTGGCCGTATGTCGGCTGTCGTGCATCCTTATCAGGCCTATCAGCTCAAAGCTAACCTGACAAATACCTTCGCCAATCCAAATGCTGGCGACGCGCAGAACACCGCTATGGTGAACGCGTATGTTGGTACGATTGCGGGTATAGACATCTACGAGTCTGCAAATATCACGATTGACGGTAACGGCGATGCGAAGGGCGCAGTTTTTGCACCTGAAGCACTTGCTATTGCTATGAAGCGTGACTTCCAGATCGAGCCACAGCGCGACGCATCTTTGCGAGCATTCGAGCTTAACGCTACTGCCGTATATGGCGTAGGCGAGCTTGATGACAGCTATGGCGTTGAGATGTTCTTCGACGCAGTACTTTAAACTGCACCTTGAAACAGCCCTGCTTATGCGGGGCTTGTTTCTTGCAGGAGATTCTATGGCGATCACCTATCGAGGCGAAAGGTTTGAGGGCTACAACAAGCCGAAACGCACCCCAAAACACCCTGACAAAAGCCACGCAGTATTGGCAAAGCAAGGCGATAAAGTTCGCCTAATACGTTTTGGTCAACAAGGCGCAGATAACAAGCCGCCGAGGAAAGGTGAAAGCGAAGCAGATAAAGCAAAGCGCAGGTCGTTTAAAGCTAGATTTGCAAAACAAATTGCCGCAGGGCGAAAAGATAAAACCGCATCAGCGGCTTATTGGGCCGACAAGGTGAAATGGTAATGGCATTTTCACAAGATTCAGATTTAGTTGCTTTGATACCTGATATTCTGACTTTTGGCATAACTTCGTTTTCTGACGAACACGCCAGAGCAGAAGCCGATTTAATCAGAACGATTCGGAATGAATGGTGGCACAAGAAAGGCATAAAAGGCGAAATGGTATCGTCTTATCTTACCGACTCACAGTGGACGCGTTGCAATGCTTACCTAGTGCTATGGAAGTATGCTCTACCGCAGCTAACTAATTGGGTAGACGGTGACAGATTTAAAGAAATGCTGGACTTTTACAAGGTACGTTACGAAGAAGAAATCACCGACATATTTAAAGACGGAGTTGAATACGACGACGATAATAGCGGAACTATTGACGACGACGAAAAAGCAATAGTCTCTTTTGGTCGGTTGGTGCGATAGTGGCCGTTGCTGGCGTATTGGCTCGCGGCCTTGGTATTAGGCTGCTTACTAAGCCAAAAGACATTGAACAGGTTGCAAAGAAAGCACAAAAAGAAATCAAAAAAGATATACCTCGAGCGATTTTGCGAACTGGCTTGCTAGGGCAGCAGATAATAAAACAGCGCACAGCAAAAGGTGTCGGTTTTGGTGGCGGTTTTAAAGGCTATTCACCGCAGTATATGGCGGCACTGTCGCAGCAAGGCAAGCCAACATCGCCTGTGGATCTTTTTAACACAGGCCAAATGCTTAGATCGATGCAAGTAAGGCGCAGAGATAACAGGACTGCCGAGCTATATTTTGACAACAAACAAGCCGCAGAAAAAGCAGCAATGAACAATAAAACTCGGCCTTTTTTTGGCTTTAATCGGAAAGAAGAATTAAGGCTAGGCGAATACTTTAGGAAGCAACTGTGAGCGTCAGAGAAGATATAGCATCGAACCTGGTCACCACGCTGCAAGCAGTAACCACGCCTGTAACGATTAAATATGTTACGCGAGAGCCTTTTGATTTCGATAAATTAAGCAACGCACAATTTCCTGCAATACTGGTTAGAACACAGAACGAAGACAGGCAAGATTCAAGTATAAAAGGCTCGCTGACGCAAAGATTTGCGACGGTTGACTATCAGCTCGTTTGCTATGTAAAGGCATCGGCTATAGACACTGCCAGAAATAACATCATCGAGGCAATAGAGGAAAAGTTAGACATTGATAGAACGCGGGGTGGGTATGCGATAGACACCCAAATCGTTAGTATAGAAACAGATGACGGTTCTATTGATCCAGTCGGCGGTGTTATTATAACGGTACGGATTGAGTATCAATTTACCAGAGGCACAACTTAGAGGATTTTTAAATGGCTACGACAAAAGGTTCAACAGGCGTTATCAAGCTCGCTGTATCAGGCGGGACTGTTGCTGCTATGGGCGAGGTTCGATCCTACACCCTTACGCAGTCAGCGGATACAATCGAAGATACCACGATGGGTGATACTAATCGCACCTACGTTTCATCTCTTAAAACTGGCACTTTATCGGCCGAGGTTTACTGGGATGACGCCGATGCAGTTCAGTTAGTAATGGATGCGGCGGCTGATGTAATTTTCGAGGTTTACCCGACAGGGACAGGGGCTGGAGAAAAGTATTACTCTGGCGGTGGCATTGTGACGAGCAACGAAATCACGGCATCTTTTGATGGCATGGTAGAAGGTTCGTTTGAGGTGCAAATCTCAGGCGCAGTGACTGAAAATCTTCATAGGGGTAAAGCATGGGGTTAGCGAAGGAGTTACGCAACAGACGCACAGTTACGCCACGGACGATAACCGTTGACCAATGGGCTGACGAAGATGGTCAGCCTTTTGTCATGTATTGTTTTCCGATTACTTGTTACGACATAAATGAGCTTCAGAAAAAACATCCTAAATTTCTGGAGAACACGACCATCGCTGCTATGGTTGATTTAATCGTTATGAAAGCAGCAAGTGAGGATGGCGAAAAGCTGTTTAAAGCTGCCGAAGATCGAATTGATCTGATGGGAGAAGAAACAGCAGTCATTTCTGGCATTGCTGAGCAAATGTTTTCCGAAATACAATCTGCGGAGGATGCCGAAAAAAACTGATGTCCGATCCGCTAAGGATGAACTTAATCTCCTTGGCTGATCGGTTGCACATGACTATAGCAGACGCAGAGCAAATGTCGCTCACTGAAGTTAATGAGTGGATGGCATATTTTAAGATTCTGAAGGACAAAGATGGCTAACCAAGACGTAAGAATAAGCATAAAAGCGGTTGATAAGACCAAAGCAGGCTTTTCTGGCGTTACCAGTGGCCTGAAGAAGATTTCGGGCGCTGTTTTTAACATGAAGAATGCGCTGCTCGGCACAGTTGGTGCAGCGGGTTTTGGCGCTTTAATTAAATCCTCAATTAACGCAGGCGATGAGTTAGCAAAAACTGCTGACAAATTAGGCGTTACCACTACCGCGCTCGCGGGACTCAGACACGCAGCAGAACTAACAGGCGTATCCACGGGAACGATGGATATGGCTATGCAGCGGTTCACTCGTAGAGCCGCAGAAGCCGCACAAGGCACTGGTGAAGCGAAAGGCGCTTTGCAAGAGCTAGGCATAAATGCTGAGGATTTANTTAAGTTGCCGCTCGATCAGCANATGAGCGTTGTTGCTGACTCNATGGCTGGAGTTGAAAAACAGTCTGATAAAGTTCGCTTGGCGATGAAGCTGTTNGATTCTGAAGGTGTCGCGCTTGTTAATACTTTGGCAGGCGGGTCTGAAGCCTTGGAGAAAATGACATCAGAAGCTGAGCAATTAGGAATTACGCTTAGCCGCACAGATACAGCACAGATGGAAGCGGCGAATGATTCGCTGACTCGTCTTAAAGCAGTATTCACAGGCCTGACCAATCAATTAGCCATCGCTTTTGCGCCAATTATTACATTTGTCGCTGATGGCTTTAGGCAAGCTGCGCTTGATTCTAGCGATTTCGGCAATATAGGCCAGAGAGTGGCCGCTGCTTTAGTT